CTAGCACCACTACCAACATCAGTAAAGTTCTTAAATATGTTGTTTGAAAATACATGATTGTCACTAGGCTCATTTGTAGCAGTCTGTGACTTTATACCATGTATACATCCATCTTCTATATTGCCATCTACCACTATTCCATTACATCCATGAGATATGTCACAAAACATACCAACAAGGAGATTTGTATAGTCAGTACCAATATGGTTATATGATTGGTTGTTAGATACTGTACTGTTATGAACATGGGCAAAAGTAATACAATGACCACCAGCTTGTTCAAAGCTGTTGCCTTCTACTAGGATATTTCTAATTTTTATTGTGTTCTCTGGGTTTACTGTATCAGACCTTGATGCTATTGCACTTCCATTGTTTCTAAAGAAATAATTATCTCTTATAACTATATCCCTAGTATCGTAGTCAGAAGCTAGACCCACTAAGGAAATCATGTGTGATATACCCCTTGCACCAGCTATTGTCATATCAAGTATACTGTCATTAATGAATCTGAAACCACTAATCTCAACCTTTTGTACACCACTAAGTATAAATAGGTCGCCAAGTGCTGTATTGAAAGCAGCTGTACCAGTTGTATATATCGAACAGCCACTACCTATCAATTCAGTGTGAGTAGGAACATTAATCCCAGTCCATGCTGTTGTTCCAGTTACATCTAAGTTTAAAGTTATTCCATCAAAATCTATTTGTTGCCCACCATTAGTTTCTATAAATGTCTTTAGTTCAGAGAAAGTTGATGTGCTTGTTATATCAAACCACTTCACATTTACAGCTCCACTATACTGCCTAACCCATCCAGAGAAGTTAGTACCTTGGTTATCACTAGCCACTAGAGTAGAATCATATACAAACAATCCTCCTCTATCTAAATCAGTAACTATACAAGCTTGTCCAGTAGTAGTTACTATAGCTTCCATAGCTGCCACTGTAGCCACTGTATAACTTGTATTAGCTAATTGTTCACTCGTGAGGCTTGTAGCCCCTGAGCCATCTGTATGAGTTATTGTGAACTCTGTACCTAGGTTGTTTTTTAGTTTTATATTGCTTGCCATTTAGTTTTCCTTTATGCTGTTGTATTATCTGTAACTAAACCATAGCTTGCCAATGCTGTAATAAGTGAAGCTAAAGCAGCATTACCACCTCTACTACCACTTACAGTAGGTTTAGCAATAGGATTAGTTGCATTAAAGCCCACCTTGCCCCATAGTTTCATGTCGTTAGTTGCAGTTGGTGTTGTCGCAATAAATTGAGAGTTATCTTGAGTTAATATAGCAAAGTCAGTAGATGTCCCTGCACCTGCTGATATTCTTAGCCCTGATGTAGTTGTACCAGCAATAGCCCATCCACCACCAATAGTAGTATTTATTTTCGGATTAACTATACTACCATTAAGATTAGCAGTACCATTAACAATTATGCTGCCCTCAGTTCTAGTGTCACCCCAAAATTTAAAGTCGTCTGTACCAGTGGCTACTGATGCAATATATGCTGTGCGACCATTATTTAATATTGAAAAGTCATAGTCAGAGCCTGTTCCTGCTTCAACCCTCATCCCATCAGTAACTGTTTTTTGTATAATCCAATTACCTGCAACAGTACCGCTCCCTAAACCACCTTGATTTACTACAAAACCCTCAAACAATGACTTTGTTGCACCTTTTGTAACTACTGCCCAATCAGAACTTGTCCCTGATGTTAGTTCTTCTATATATAGCCCATAGTTGTTTACAACTGCACCACTACCACTGACTGCAACATCATGGACACTTAATCCTCTTCTTACACTTATTGTACCGCTGTCTATTAGTGGAACATCTACATAACCATAGGCAGTTCCAATCAACCCACTTGTAGAATACTTCATTCCATTTTGGAATGGTGCAAAATGTCCGTACCCACTTACTCCAGCAACAGTAGCCCTTGCATCAAAAGAGGCATAAGATATATTACCTCCTCTTGTTACATCTGAGCTATCACTAAAACAATGCCCATTACCTGCTATTGTATCATCAACATCTCTGTTTACTGTTACTACTGAGTCTGATGAGTTTGTTGTAGTGTTTCCATCTCCAAAGAATGTGTAATTCTCTAATGACCCAAACCACTTAACATTTACACTTCCACTATATTGTCTTACCCACTTGCCAAATATAGTACCACCATTATCTGTAGCTGTAGAGTCGTATATGAAGTTACCACCTCTATCAATATCAGTTAGTATAGCTAAACTACCATCTACTGCTGTAGCTGCTGTAAGGTCTGCTACTGTTGAGTAGTAAGAGACATCTAAGTTTGAGTTACTACCATCATTGTTTGTTATTGATAATGTTTTACCATTCTGATTCTTGAGCTTAATTTGACTAGCCATTATGCTGCCTCCCTTTTGATGTCTCCAGTAGAAGAGACTTTATATCTTTCATTTATATTTTTTAGTTTAATATTACTTGCCATTATAACACCTTGTAAGTAGCACCATCTTCTATTGTAAGTGATGCTCCATTTAATAATTCAAAACTATCTATGCTAAAACCATTAGTTCCAGTAACAATAGTCATAGATTCATTAGCTACTGATGAATGTGCCATAAACTGAATACCTTTAGCTAGACCAGCTCCTACGAACTGTCCACCACCTATACCAGCACCACCATCAATAGCAGCAGCAACCGTTCCTATGGTATTGGCACCAAGTATGTCGTTAGATATTGCTGTTAAACCAGGTTCATTAGAAGCAACTACACCTATGTCTGCATTAATCTCACCTATTCTAAGGTTTAAGTCTGCCCCAAAGCTATTTAAGTAAGTTAGAATATCGCCAGTATTTGTATCAAATGTCAGCTGAGACTGTCCAATCAATGGTACATCACCAGTATAAATAGTTAAATCTACAATAGCCATATCTTTCCTTTTTTGTTTGTATTATACTTACAAATCCAATTTTTATAAAGGTGTTTATAGATTTATATTAGTGATTCTAAATCTATAGTCATTTTAGAGATAGTCGGTGTAGCTATTAGAATGTTAAATTTGTTATATATGCCGAATAAAATTAGACTATCATATCCATCTGTTTCAAACATAACCGGAATGCCACGGTATTTGACAAGTAAATCATATACTAAATCTGTAAGACCCGCAGGTATATCGACTGTTAGACTATTTGTAGCTTTATAATTACCTTGCTGTAAATAAGTCTCACCAGTTGAACCAATTTGCTTCTTAGAAAAGTCTATCATACCCAAACCAGCACCATATAAAGTAGCCCCAGTGTAGTTGGTTTTACCAATTCCAACCAACCCAACTTTAGCAATACCACTAATAGGCTTTATTGTTATATCAATAGTCACACCTAGACTTATAGGAATAGGAGTATTTAACTTAGATTTATATATAAAATCATTAAAGAAATAATTATAAAAAGTACCACCATTTTTGCTTATCAATGGTATGGTTTGATTATGTAATTCTATAGGCGTAGAGCCGGTGGTATTTACTGTTATAGTTATCTCACTTGCCACTAAGTTAATAAAATAAACCTCATCTACCCTCGCAGTAATAAATGACATAGTAATATCACCACCATCTATAGCACTATCACTTACTGTCTGTGAACTTAAAGACTGGTCGAGACATTTGTATTTATTAACATAGCCTAAATCCTCCCATTTAAGAGGTGTTTCTATCGGATTATATCTATGATATCTTAATTCACTAACCGTATCGCCTACACCTATTAGAGTGAAGTTAGAAGGTGTTGTTAAATCTTCTGTAGTAAAGTTTATATCATCAGTTACTTTAGCTATGTAATAACTATTATTATCAGTTACATAAACAGTAGTGACCGCATTAACTACTGAAACTGAAGTATTATCGGAGACTTCAACACCCGTATTAGCAATAGTTGTATAGTGAGGACTCAAAGGGTCTGTATTGTCATAGATATAAGTAACTAACGGGTATATAATACCTAATGCTTTATATAACTTATTGTTTAATTGTCTTATAGTATCTATTGCATAGTCGCTATCTATATTCCATATGGGAGTAGTATCATCTGCTAGGTTAGTAGCTAAGTAGTCTATGTCTTTAAGTGGTGTTAGATTTATGATAAATCCTTTTTTTCTCTATAATATTTATTATAAATACTACAATATAAAAATAAATATTCAAAGGTGTTTATGATATAATTATAATGCTTTAAGCCCATCATTTTGTATTCTAAGTAAGGTGTCATAGACATTATTGTTTGTCTTTAGAACTTCAATCATTATAGCTTCTAGAGTAGCAAGTCTATCATCATTACTTGTAGGGTTTGCAACTGTCACAGTTGGTGTTAGAGTAGAGGTCGTAGTAGCATGGTCTAAATCACTTGCGACTATTCTAACCATAAGCACTTCATCTTTAAAATCTATCATAGCCTTATTCGCTTCTAAATTGCTGATAAGGTTCTTGTTTATAGAAGATGTATCGCCAAAAGAAGCATTTGAGACACTCGCACTTAATGAAGTTATTTCTCCTAGCAACTCACGAGCCTTATCACTATCTCCAGAAGCTAAAGAACTCTCAAAAGCACTCTGTGTCAGGTTTATCCTTTTTATCTCATCATTTGTTAGCTCATCTGTTGTCATGGTTGAATTTTTAATGCTTCTAATAGTAGAGTCTATACTTTCCGCCATTGATTGCATATTATCAGAAAAGCTATCAATAGTAGATGTAAGCATTTCTTTATTAGCCATAAGTGCATCAAGTTCAATGTCGCTAAGCCCTTCTGCATCAGTCGATAGCATATTAAATATAGAAGATAATTCATCTAGAGTTGTAGCTAGTGTAAATCCAGCTTCACTAGCCAAATCATTAGCCAATTCATCATCTGTCTTAAAGCTATCTGTCCAAGTTTTTATATTATCAGTTGAAGTTTCAAGTGCATCATTGATAAGTTCTAGTGCATCGGCATAATCTTGTCCAACTTGCCAAATTCCACCAACTTCCATCAATGAAGCTAGTCTTTCAATTCCAGCTGTATCTAAATTACCTTGCTTTTTAAGTAGTGCTAACTCATTTATTTCATTTAGCACATCCGTATAGGCTTCGGTATCAAAAGAGCCTAAATCCCCAACACTTGTATTTATGTTCTTCAAGCCTTCTAATGTCATAAGTTCAAAATCTAGTGAATCGGCTAGAGTTTCTAACAACAAATCTGTTCTGTTTGATTGTAAATCAGCTAGTATACCCCTGTTGTTCACCTCATTAAACCAAGCTTCCACTCCGGCTTCCCAACGATAAGTCCCCTCTTCTTTGCTCTTAGCCACATTTGCATATAGTCTAGCTTGTTCATCATTAATAGCAGTTATTGATTCCGTATAAGCTTCAAGAGTCTCACTAATACTAGAACCAACATTTCCAAAGGCTTCTAATTTTTCAGCCGCACTATCAAGCCCTTCTATAAAAGCATCAAAGTTTCCGCCATAATTAGCCATTTCTAAATTAGTACCACTTTGGAAGTCTGCAGAGTCTATTTGAGATGAATAGTCTGGTGCTGATTTACTTGAACTTCCACCGCCACCGCCACCGAATCCAGCAACACTAACTCCAATTGAAGCCAACATTGCTCCAACTGTTAAAAATGCTGGTATATTTGAAGGGGGAGGTAAAGTCAATGCAGCGGCTAAAGCTGTTTGTCCATAGATCCCCTGCTTCGTTGTTTCAGAAGTTGCAACCATCATCAAGTCAGCAACTCGTGCAACTTGGTCGGCTACTCTAATTGCGGTAGTAACATCTTGCATTTGTTTAGCACCTGAACTGCCGGCTTCGTATGCACCAACTAATGACTGAGTCAAGTCTGCGGCTGCACTCATTCCGGTCTGAATCCCAGTATAGTTGTCTTTCGCTACTTTTTTGTTGTCTTTTCCAGCATCATTAATTAAATCACCTTGAACCTTATAAAACTTCTCAATTTTATCAGTACTCCAAGTGTCGTCTATCGCTTCTTTTAGTCTCATAAAGTTTTCAATAGCTAAGTCTTGATTCGACTTCATTGAGTCTGTTGCTTCTTGCTGGAGAGCTTTCTTCTGTTCCTCTAGCTTATTTGCTTCTTCTAGCAAATAAGCATTATGAGCGACAACGTGAGAATCGTAGTTTGTGTAGTCAGGGATAGAAACAGGCTTGTCTTTGTCTTTTTTACCAACAAGTCCACCACCGGAAGTATCAGCAAGAGCCTTCTTCTTTTCTTCCATTAATTTTATTTCAGCTTTTATTGATGCTATATTCTCTTCATGCTTTTTTTTATCTTCATTCGTCCAGAATTTTTTACCTAAACTTGTCCATGATGCACCTTCACTTTCATAAGCTTCTGACAACTCTCTGCTTAATGTAGCAAGTCTAATATTGATGTCACCTATCTTAGTTATGTCTTTTGTATCTCTAAACTGTAAAAGTAGAGCTTTCCACTGACCGCCAAGATATTCTACTTCATCAGTAAAGTCTTTTATAAATCCTTTTGATGCTCCGAAAATATCCTCAGTTAATGCACCAGCCAACTTGTCCCATTGATTAGTTAAATTAGATACAGATACAGCCATAGTGTCTACAGCTTGGAATTCTCCAAATCGTTTAGTTAATAGTGCTGTAACGTTTGAACTTTCTTTTAGAACTTTATTTGTAATTCCCATAGAGCTTAAAAATCTACCTAAGTCACTATTCGCTAAAACTGTACCAGTTGCTAATCCATCAACACCAGCTAATAATGAGTTAAATTCTATACCAGCCGCACCACTTGCAATGGATAAACTCCTAGTAAGTTCAACCATTTCTTTAGTTGTGGCTCCAACTGCTTTCATAGATGGGTACATAGATTTATAAATTTTAGATGTTTGACCTAGTGTATGAGGGGTTTGTGCATTTATTGCTTCAAGTGCTGAAAATGTTTTAAGTGATTCCTTTCCAGCTAGATTATATTTCTCTTGTAGTGTTAAGTGCTTGCCCATAGAGTCTACATTAGTAGAAGTAGCTACTGTCAATGCTGTTAGCCCAGCCACTTGCTCCTCTATTAGTTTATTGTATGCAAATCCTCTTTTTGCAACTAAATCATAAGCTGTACTTAATGTCACAAAACCAGCTGCAGCATAAGCTAATTCTTTTGACATATTCCTCATGCCAACCGATGCTACATTAGTTGATACTTTTAATTTGTTTAATTGACCTTGTAACTTCTTTATCTCCGGTGTAGCCTTGTCATCAACTCTGAATTTTAATTGTAAAGCCATAATACACCCTAATAGTTTATTTTATTAAGATATATTACACTAAAAAAGTTATTTTATATAGGTGTTTATGTTTTTAGAGTATGTGATGATTTCTTCGTAGGAATTGTAGATAAAGTTATTTTTAAGTGATGAAAACATATAATTAGAACAGTCCGACATGGACAGACTAATTCTTTTATTCTAGCCTTTTTAGTAAGTGCTATTTTTTAGCACTTGCCCTTTTCTCATTGATTAGCTTTTCCATACAATTAGTATAATACAGTAAATCTTCAAAGTCACTCATCCCTCTACTTTTTGCTACGTCCATAACAACACCGTACTGCAAAGCTCCTGACATTCCATCTCTAGCGTTGCTACATAGATTATATATTTCAACAATATTATGGTCGATAGGATTAATCTCTGGCATTAGGTATTTACATTCAAAACCTTTGTCGGTTAAGTTGTAATAGTGTGAATTTCTTTTAGGGAGGGTTGTTAATCTACATGGTGTATCGGGATTAAATTCCCGACACGATTGACACGAGCTAGAGTTTTTTATTGACCAAGTGGCAAAACTACTGAGCCTTGCTCTTGTGTCTCTACTTTTTTTTCCTCAATAGCATTAAAGTTTTGAATGGCAGCCTTAATTTCTTCTACTAAAGCATCAGGCGAGTATTCCCAAATTAGGGACACTACATCATCTTCTAAACCTAGTGGTGTTCCATTTTCATCTTCAAATCCATTAACATCAGATACAGAAGCTATAAATAATGCTTTTGAATATTCACCATTTGAAATAGTACCATCAGGAAGAACAGCTTTTGACATAGTATCAATTTTATTAGCTCTTGACATTCTGCTTACCTCTACTCGAAAAGGTTGTTCTGCTAGAGCAGTTCCTATAAATGCTTCATCAGCATTTGTGATTGTTTTCGTTTCGTTATTTAAACTTGCAAGATTAAATTTCATTGTTGTTTCTCTCTTTTGTAATTTTGCTCTGGGTTGGATGTTTCATAATTTGAAAGGGCATATTAGAAACAACAAGTTTATATGCCCTACGTGCTAACTACTTATACAGTAGCAGCATCATTTGTAAGAGTTATTACTAGAGCAGAGCTAGATGCTCCGGCTCTCCAAAAAGCTGTATAATTAAATGTTTGAGTTAATCCTTGTGGACTATCAACAGTGACCCCAGTAGGTTCTAATACTACTTCCTCCATATCGAAAGCGATACCACCAGAACCGTTCGTAAGTGTAATATTTAAAGTTTGGTCTACATTATCACGAGCAGCCGCCAATAGTGTATCATTTTCATATAAAGCAGTAAAACTCCCAGAAACACCAACCATTCCGAGTGGAATTTCTCCACGAATACCGCCATCACCAATCACATACTGACCGCCATCAAGATTGTTAGTATATGAAAGCGACATATCTTTAACATTAACAGCACCAGTAACAACAGCTTGAAATTGCTCAAAGTTAAAGTTATTAGTTAAATCGGTTGGAGATAAAATCTCAGTTGCGGAACGAGTAACTTTTTGACCCATAGCATTTATATTAAGAAGTAACTCACCGTCACCACCGAAAGAAATATCAAAAGAGTTCATTTTAATACCATTAGCTAAGTGAAATTCACCTAAGTCTTTGTGAGCAATCTCTGTAAAGATAGATGGAATACTGGTGTCATTAACCTTAAATGTATGAATATACGGACCAGCACCAGCAGTAGTAGGAGCACCGAAGAATCCCTCCAGCCATTTAGGAGTAGATTTAGTATCAAGAGGTACAGAAAATGAACCATCAACCGCCTTAAATCCTAAAAAACTTCTATCCATGTTACGAGTACCACGAATAATTGAACTATCATTAAGAGCTTGAGTCTCTTTAATATCTAATGTAGGAGCAAAAGGGACTTCATAGCTAGTAGCACCAGTGACCCCAAAACTTGTTTCTAATCCCATTCTAAACGATACCGACGAGCCCTGAGCTTGTGACATAGTAATTCCTTAATTTTATTTATGAGTATTATATATTAAATATTTATTTTGTTAAAGGTGTTTACCCTTCCATTAAAGAAACAGTAACTCTATAAGGTGTAATCATATTATTACCACTTGCAAAGCTATTGAGGGTATTAGTTTTTTCACAAACTATATTGCCTTCAATATGTTCACGAAACAAAACATCTAATCTTTCTATAATAGTTTGAGTCGCACCCATCCCATCACCAAGTTCATCATAAATATCTATTTGAAAAAATGCTCTATAATCTATAGGCTTTGCACTTGACATTAAGTATCTATCTTGAGTAAGTGGCAATAGTTTAGCTTCAATAAATGAAGTCGACACGGGTACACTCGCGCCATTTAAAGTGTAGTAAGTAGTATTAAACCTCTTTATCACTACATCGGTTATATTAGCTACTAGATATGCTTCTAGTGTGTCTTTGATTGTTTTTAGGCTCATATTATAGTTGTCCCTTTTATTAATTGCCCTATTTTATCTTCTGTTTTTCCGTATATTGCAGAAATTCCGGGGGCTTGTTTTGAGTGTCCAGCCTCAAGAGCATCAGCATAACTTAGATTATTTTGGATATAAATTTCATCATTGTGCTTGAATTTTAAACCGCTAATAGTTGGCATTGTCTCGCTGATATTTGCACCAACATTTTTAAGTGCCATATCGTTAGTTTCATTTGTTGAGCGATTAACTGTTAATATATTGTTATGTCTAAATAATCCAGTGTCAGCAGGTGATAGTTCTGTTATCTCACTATAAGCCAAAAGCACTATTTTCTTAGCTTCTGATACTTGCTTTTTCTGTAGCTTCTCTATCTCTTGGTTGGTTTCTCTCAAGAACTCATTTATATTACTAACCACGATTGGCCTCTTTAAATCCTATAGCTATGTAATTTAATTCGCTAGTTGTAATGGATGGATTATTTCTCTTTTCAGCAAATAAAGAATTAATAAGTCTTTGTGATTTTTCAGCACCAGCACTTCTGTCTATAATCATCTTTAAGCTTCCACACTCTACAAGTCGAGCAGCCATTATCTTCGAGCCTGAACCATGTAGTACAGGGTAACATTCTTTTTTATCTCAGGAATAACTCTCACCACTTGATGACTTACACTATCTATAGTAATTGTACTATTTGCATCTATATTTATCATCAAATTATTGGGAATCATTAATTTAATATCTGTAGCCAAAATTAGACTAGAAACTTCATTACTTTCATAAAGCCCTATATCTGCTTTATACGGTGTATTTGTTGGTGTTGATACAAGACTTCCTCCTATGTATGTATCGACAGTATTAACCACTACTATATCACTTCCAACATCACCTATAGTGTTAAGAACAATTAATCTTAGTCTGTTTAGTTTTTCAGTAGTTAAAATCATCTTATCGACCTATATCAAAAAATGCAGAAGATGATCCATTGCTAACTAAATCGCCAATTAATGAAGTTACACTCTCTGGCATAGTATTGAATGACTTATTTATATTATCAGAACTATCAAGAGCATATTTAATATCAAGAGTACCGAGTTTAATCTTTTCGATTGTATCAACATTAGAACCTTGCTGTGACATATCAACCGATAATATATGTAGTGCTAATTCGTATTGGGCTTCTTTTAATATTGTTGGGATAGTAGAGTCTAAGAATATACCATCTAAATAGCCAAGTGATAAGCGAGGAAAAGGAAGTGCTTGAGTATTTGACTCACGAGTGCCATAAAACTTCTCAGTGTTGATTCTCTTTGTAGCCATCACTAAAGCCTGATTTCGTTTAATGTCATCAGTCAAAGAAGTCCAAGCTTCTGAGTACATTCTACCATCAAAATAAGTATTTGCTTCTGTTAAAGTCACATAAGAATTTGAGCCAACACCACCAATTGTAGCATCTATAACTAATGACATATCTAAGCCTTTTTTTTATCTGAATTATACACTTTAGTTTATATATTATAAAGGTGCTTATCTATCTAAGTGTCGCAACAAACTCACTATAATGATTCCTTACACACTTTTCTTCTCGTATAAACTTCATGTTTAGCACTATGTTCTCAAGAGGACTAAGTGTTATCGTGTAGTGTCTACAATTCTCTTTGCGGATGCAAGTTGTTGCTTTGCATCTCTTGAAGTCCTCTATGCTCATTTATCCAATTCCTTAATCTGTTCAATTGCATCAGCATATCCAAAAGCAATAGTTGAAAGGGCATAGTCATATTTCTTGACAGTACATATAAAATCTAATTGTTCAGAACTTGTCTTGCTATTTGATGCACTCATTTTACCACTCTTTAGTTTTACTTTTTGTCGTTTTAGTTCTAAATATAAAATTTTATGCTTTAAAAAAATCGTCAAGTCTGACACTCCAGCCACCACTCCGCCTCTCTTTAGATTAAATGCTTCTTTCGCATTTCTTTTTCCACCATTTGGGTTTGCATGAAATAAGTAGTTGTTTAATTTCAACCAATTAACTAAGGCTACTTGTTCCATCTCTTCGGTTGGTGTTATCATATCAAATCTCCTATAAACTCTAAGAAGTCTATCTCATCTTCTAAATTATTCCACTCGACCATCTGGTCGAACTGCAACTTAATTTGCTCTATGTCTGTCTGTATAGCATCAGCTATCTCTTGTTTACAATCATCAATAGCATCTTGTATTATATCTTGCTCTCTTATGTATTTGTCTATTGCTTCTGTGTTTGCACATCTTTCCATTTTAATATCCAAACAATAGAGTCATTTGTTCAGATGCTCCAAGATTGTTAAAATCTTCTAGTTCAATATCATTATGACAATCAAACTCAAGCGGTGTCATCTCTGAATAACTGCCTTGACCTTGGTCACTATAAATGTAAAAGCTTGTTAATGCCGACTCTTCTAGATCTTCATAAGCCTCTGCATAAGTTTCTTTAATTATTCCTAAAAAACCTGACTTTTCTTCGATTGCTTCTGCTCTTGTTAATGTTTTCATTTTCTAAACCTTTATTTGATATTCAATATTATATAATCTATTTACTTAAAGTTTTATAAAAATGTAGATATCTCCTATTTAACCTTAAACCATTAAATAGACAAAATCAAGGGTACTCTCTTATATATATTAAATTATTAAATTATCGACTACTTGACAAATATATAAAAAAATGTTAATATCTCGTTCAGAGATATTAAATTATCTAAATTATTAAATTATCGAAAATTTAACGGATTAAATTATCGTAAATTATCAAATCGAAAATTTAAACTTTCCACTCAAAATCAACTCCCAACCTTAAAGGAATAATTAACAATGAAACAACAAATAAATGATTTTTTAAATATAACTGCTGTAGATATATATGTGGATTCTAGTAAGGTGACTAAGCTATTCTCTAAAGTAATAGGGTATAATAACGGTAATATAAGTACAGTTTCCATTACTGATGAAGTAAATGGCGGCACACTAAACAAAGTAATGGCTTACCTAGATGGTAATATATCTAGTGTAACATCTACTTACACGGAGGGTATCTAATGGCATACATAATTGACTATAAAACTCAACACACATCAAGTATAGATGATTCAGGATTTACTATAGAAGAACCACCACTATTAAATGTTAAAGCTGGAGACTTACTGGTAATGGCATGGGGAGCTAACACAGATGCAGAAGTTCAACTGCTTGATGGATTTAATCTTGCTACACACATAACATCAAATGAAACTATAACTTCAACAAGTTTTACAGTTGGTGCTTTAAATATGTTCTTTCAAGATGGTGATGTACTACAAATAGGTGATGAAAAGATACTAATAACAAGTGGAGCTGGTGATAGGACATTTAATGTTCAAAGAGCATACGATGGTACAACAGCAGTAGCACATAGTGACAACGAAAATATATGGAAGATAGATGATGCAGGTGGAATAGGTGGAGCAGACTGGAAGCCAGTACCTCATGGATGTTCAACAATGGATGTGTGTGAAGCTAAGATGTACTACAAGTTTGCAGAAGTTGATGGGGAACAAGTATCGACATGGACTTGTCCTGTAGTAGGAACATACATGTATATGTTTACAGCAGCAATCAGGGGAGTACATCCAACAGACCCATTTATAGATGCAGGTACTTCATACTATACAAATAGTGCAAATACACAAGTATCATATCCTGATTTAGTAGCAACATCAGAAGACCAGTTGGCATTGTATGTAGGTAGCTCAGATGCTGATACAATAACAACTGGTTCTCATGGTAGAGCAGGATTATATTTAGCAACAGATGTTAAAATGTATCAAGGTATATCAAGTGGAGTTGGCTCAATGGGAGCATTTGAAGATACAGTACCAAGTGACCAAACAGCAGCGATAGGTGTATTGTTTAGAGATGACCCAGCCAATGCGATAATACCTCTACAAATAACACCATCAAATTCATTAGTAAAAATAGATGCTGACAATACAAGTGATGATACTTGGATGGAAGCAATATACGCAAGTGGAATAGACCCAAAGACTGGGATAGCAAGAGTTAATCAAATGCCTAATTTAGAGATGATAGCTACAACTTCACAATGGGTATTCAGAATTGATAACGGTGGTACAGACTGGCTAGATAATGGAGTCATAGGGGAAACTGTAACCTTTGGAGATGGAAGCACAGGTAAACTAGGCTGGATTAGAAGATACCAAACGGCTGCAAGTGGTAGAGCATACATGATGGTATATGACTACAATGGAGGACTACAAGCAAATAATTCTACTGTAGTTGGTTCTACGAGTACAGCAAGTGCTTTAATATACAGTACAGGTACAAGTTATCAGAGTGCTGTAACCAACTATGTCAAGTCAGACATAAAACTAAATACATACGAAACACTAAAGATTAGTGGCTGTACAGGAGTAGGGATTAGTGATGGTGTATACTTTGTGAAAGCCCACGATATAATGAATACCACAAATGAGGGTTATTGGTATCAACTAATATCTCATGCAGAAAGAAGAGAAGATGGAGTGGTTCAGACATTCTCAGTAGGTACAGCAAGCCCAACATTAGCACCTTATCATATGATTAATAGAGCCTATACATATTCAGAGGGAGACACTAATTTAATAACAAGAGGTACAACAGGTAATCAAGCTGGGTGGAAAGCAAACTACTTAGGCTCATTTAAGTCGTGGGTTACACCGATAGACTATTCAAGTGAAGCACTGGCAATATGGTCAAGACACTATAATGGTAATGCAGCAAAGACATACTTTTGTGCGATTGATAGCTCAAATAACTGGAAGATATGGATTATAAACAATAAGACAGCAGCAGGGTTCCAATATGCTTCACCAGAGTTTAGAACATTTGATTTAAATTCTACTGATACTCCAAAGTACCAAACACAAAGCTTTAATAGCAATGCAATAAAATATATTGGGTTTATGTTAGAAACTACAAGTGACACAAGTAGAGATACTATGTATATGTACGACCAATATACACTAGACTTACAGACAGTAAGAGGTGGAGGTGAAAGTTTTGGTGTGCCTCTTCTTGATATAGAGAAGCTCTTAGCAGTTGAAGAAACACTAAACGGACAGAGCTTTACAGAGGGGCTAAAAGCATATACACCAACAATGCTTGTAGCATCAAAAACTATAAGATTTTCTTGTTACATGGGTTCATCAAACCAAGCACTAGGATTTCTACCACAAGCAGATGGTATAGGAAACTTTATATATAATGTTGATGGAGATAGCAGTGTATTTGGATTGGAATTTACTGATGCAAAAGGTAGTGTAGCGAGTCTGCTGACGAGCGATAAAGGTAACTTCTTAAAAACTGGTGGTACTGCTACTGTAGGTTTAGAGGGTTCAACTATTGCAAACTACAATCCTACTTTTCAAATTGGCGAAACAATTACTGGTGTAAGATTTACTGGGTGTGGGCAGATAAGTGGTGGAGCAACACTTACAAACTGTATTATTACAGGACATACAGGAAGTGGTGGTGTGTTGTTTGATGGATTTATTAATGGTGGTAGTTACAGTAATAACACCTATGGAGTAGAAATAGATACGGCTGGAACATATGAGTTAAATGATGCTACTTTTAGCAACAACACACAAGATATAAATGTAACAGCAACAACTGGAACAGTAACTATAATCACTAATGTAGCAAGGATGACTTATATAACTGCTGGAGCTATTGTTGATATACAAGCACCAGAAACTAAACTAACATTAACTGGATTACAGATTGGTAGTGATGTAGTTATATTAGAAGCTGGTACTCAAACAGTATTAGCAAGTGTAGCCCAAGGTGGTACTTCATTCAACTATACCTATTCTACATTGATAGATATAGATATAGGAGTTATTAAGCAGGGGTATATAACTTTGTATCAGTATGGATACACGCTAGGTTCAACTAGTGCTAACTTACCGATAACACAACTAGTAGACAGGAATTATGTATGATAGAACAAATAACAACAACAACAGATGGAAAGTACACAGGTACTATCATAGATACACGTAGAGACGAAAGAAGTAGGCAATGAGTAAGATAACAAGTAGAACCCTCTTAAATGTAGGTACGAATCTTATCATAGATAAGCCAAACAGAACGATAGAGCTAGTTGAGGCTGGGAATTTGAACCCAAAAGATGGTGTGGCATTTCAAACAATCTATTCTAAGTTTGTAGATTTATGGAGTACTTCAGAGTACCAAAATAACCCATTCCCATTCAATGCACTAGATGCACTTTCAGGACAGTACCTAATTGGTATTGATGCCGGTGGTAATGCTAATGGATGGAAGTGGTTAAATGACACTACTAGACAGATGGTTCGTGATGGTGGTTGGGAAGAGTACAACTCTTCTGGTGGACTAGAAAGAGTATACGCTGGTATCGTTGGACTTGGTGCTTTAGGCCTTAGTTCTCAACCTTACTATATAGCTGACGCTAGTGATGCTCCTACAAACTTTACGTTTGATGGCCAAGCAAATGAAGGTATCCAAGTTTACGGTGATGCTAGTAACGGTGATTTTGACAAGAGAGTATACTTTAAAACGTTTGTTAGAGAGCAGGGTAAAAAGTATTCAGATTCAGTACTAGCAGATACAGGTAAGATAGCTACAGGTGCTTATATCGTTAATATGCTACTAAGTAATGAAGATGACCTAAAGATAAGCGACTTAGACACTGAAATGACTAATGCTCCTTATGATGGTATCACAGTAGAGTATTTTGCGGTTGACCAAACTAGAGATGTTGGTGGAGTAGACTATAACTATGATGTAATAGTAAATGGTAATGGAGCTACTCTAGAGCAAATCTACACTAAGTTGCAGTACCTACTTAGACAATCATCAGATATTGATATCGGTGCTGGTACAGTTGTCGGAAAAACTGCAGCATTACTTGCCGGTTTTGTTGGCTCTACATTAGAAACTACTATTGGTGTGTATGTAGACAATATTCAAAATGCAGATAGCAATAGAATAAAGTTTAAAGATACAAGTGGGATATTCAGAGAGAACCCGTTTGAGTCGGCAGGTATTATGAGCTTTAACACTATCATGGTTGGAGCAGGGTCTAGTTATAGAATGATGTACACTAGCCCAGACGGAGCTGGTAATGACTACGGTGAAGCTGGTGCGATTACAGTAAATGACGCTAGTGGGTTACCTATTACAGGTATGATTACTTCAGGGGAAATTGGATTTACTTTTGACTTCGATAATGATGCTGTAGGAGGTCCTGCTGCTACTGATAAAGCAGTTACGTTGGTCGGGATTCGTCCCAACAGTTCTAAGTTTGCTGTTGCTACTGGGGTTCTTACTAAGTCAAAAGGTATCAGTCTTGGGCTGGTTGCGGAAGCGGATAGAGCTTATACTTAATATCTTTTCGGTATAATCTCAATTGTAATACAGTAGTCTCTCCGGAGGCTACTACTACTTCAATAAAAAGGATACTTATGTTTATATTCGACGGTGCTGCAAAAACTATTAAGATTATTGACGATACTGTCGATGACAACAATTTTGTAACGTTTACTCCTGAAGCGCTGTGGACTGCTTATGTGGACTGGGCTGCGGAAGGTGATAACCTGAAGTATAGTAGAGCTCTTGAGGTTACTGGGGGTAATGATATTGGTGGTGGTGAAGCTGTTGGTAACTATGTGTTCCTTCGTAATGACCTTGGTTGGGTTGGAATACCTCCAAGCTCTGACGGTGTGTCTATTATTGTTAATGGTTCTCTATATGGTAAAGACCCAATGTTACCAGTTATAACCTCAGTTCCTGGGCAGGCGGTAAATCTAATTATTAATAGGTCAGTAGTTTCAACACTAAGAACTGTTAATAGTGGAAGTGGATTATCAACTGAAGAGCATGATAGATTATTCTTGAATGCATCTAAATCTGACGTGTTTAACGCAAGTCAGATATAAAGTATGGTATTGTATGAAGGTGCCGCCATAAGTTGCCTTTAGTTTATTGTCGTTTTTATATTTATCACATTCAAGAGTGCATCCCAAGTGTATGTACTGGTCATCACTTTCCCATTTTGGTCAGTTATTGTAATAGTATTAATACTTCCATTATCATTGTAAGTAATATCTTTCTCACTAGCTTGACCTATAGGGTTCTCTGTTACTTTTAAACTTCTCTCACCTTCTGCAACCTCTGTGAGTAAGTCAGATGGTAGACCGTTTATATTGTAAGTCATTTATTACTTCTCGAATACCGTATAATACTCAAATTTTGAGCCTTTTCTTCTGTAGTATTTACCAATACCACGACTTGTATTCTTTTCTTTGAATAGCTCAAAAGTGTCTAATTCAAGAACGATAACATTACCCATAGCAAGTATGTCATCCGTCTTTATAATATACTCTTTGATGGGTTCACAGTATGTCTTTGTATATAATTCAGTATTAGGGAGGTTGGGAATTAGTGGCTGTGATTTAGAAATAGTCATGGCTTTAATAAAAAAATCCTTTATCTTTGGGACATAACTCTCTCCTACAATTGATGACAGAGTAAGGACTAAAGATATCAATACTATATATTTCCATTCTTTCATTGACTTTAGAAGTAGTAATTTGTAAAAGTTCATGGGAACCCCTTATTTTGTTTGAGTAATTGTACTATATAAAGTAGATACTACAAAGGTGTTTAAGTATATTAGATTTCCACCTCCTTTCTCTTCTTTCTTCTCTTCTGAACATAGTGAGCTTTAAAATCTAAGCTTGTTGGCATAGCCATCTGTGTTTCTTTTTCATCAGTTGTCTTTTCTTTGGCTCTCTCTTCTCTCTCTTCCATTTCAGTTCCTTATATTAAATAGACTCAACAAAGAGGATGAATTAACACCCCCTAAGTTCAATTTACTTCTTATTTCTGATAGCTGCTATATGTGCAAAGTAATCTTTTTCTTCTACAACTTGACCCTTAACGAAACCATCTTTATTGACAGTCCCTTTAGGATTAGGTTTAGCCACCGGAGACATTACTATCTCTGGCTCTGGCTTATCATCTCCAAGTAAACTCATTGTCTACCTCCTTAATTTGTTATTAAGAAAGCAAGTGGTACTGACTTTCTATCTACAACACGAGTCCATACAGCCGCAGAAGCAAGTTCTGTTAGTGTATAACCACCTTCAGCAGTTGGAACTCCAACAGATTGATAACCAAAAGGATGTAGGCACCAAGTCTTTCTTTCACCAATGTTTTCAATACCAGCACCGTTACCACCTAATTCATCTCTTTCTATTGCTACTGGAACCTTAGGCACACCATCACCGTAACCAAATGCACCTCTACCAAACAATACGGTAGTATATTTAAACCCATCAGTAGCACCAGCAGTAACAGTCATGCCATCATCGACAATAACTCTTTTACCCATAAATGTGGGAATAGTTAGTGAACCGTTAGAGTCTGGAATAAAGTCAATATCATCAGCATCTACCATTTGCTTCATAATTGCTGAGTGAACAGCTAACATAGCAATATCTTCGGCAGCATCACCCATTGTAAAGACCGCAGAGGTAAAGTTTGCTCTTGACCATTTAGTAGTAGGAAATTGTGTAGCGATTGCTTCGGACGAAACATCTACTACCATATCGCCAGCATTTGTAACAACATTGTCAGCAAGAATACCATTAGACACTGCGATTACAGTTCTTTGAAATTGTCTTGACCAGTATGTACCAAATCTATTACGAACGTGTTGATTAGCATCTGCACCAGCAATTTCACCAGCTAAATCAGCATTTGAATACCATTGGTTAAGGAATCTTGAGCGACCTACCATTTTAGCAGTAGCGAGCTTCTGAGCAGTAGCTTTAACAGCAGGGTCTGAACTTGATAAGTTTGCTTCTACAGTTGAATCTAAATCTTTCCAAAATGGAAGATTAAAAGTATCGCCACCTGAACCAGCTTGAGCATTTAAAACTGGATTGTTTACAATAATTCCACTTTGTACGAATACAGTTTTTTCCGGTGAATCTACCGCATCGTATGTTAAATATACTTCCGGTACGATTACGTCCGAAATTCTAGTTGTTCCAATTGCCATTTATATTATCCTCGACTAAATAGTCTATTAAATTCTGTTGGATTGCTTTTAAACAATGCCATTCTTTCTGTCTCTGACATATCAGAAGATTTTTTGCCCGTTGGTTGGTTTGGTGGAGGAGTACCGCCACCGTTGTTTACTATTTCACGAGATAAGAATTTAGGGTTTAAAGTTTTCTTCAAAGAATCGGTTATATATGTTAAAGGTAATGGTGACTGGTCTTGACTCGTTACATCCGTAAGAATATTACCGTGTCCATCATTAACATACCATGCACCGTCTTTAAATAATGCCTTCTCTCGTATCTTCTTATCAATTAGAGTCAAAGTATCAGGGTCAGAAATATCAAAGCCTTCATAAAGACCTTTCTCTTTCACCGATTGAACAAAGCTCATCTCTGTTAGTTTTCCGTCTTTATCCGCAATACTAGCTTCATGTGCAGAGATAAGGCTTCTCAACTCTTCCTCTCTACCCTGATACTGCTTATCAAGAGTTTCTTTTAGTTCTAGCTTAATAGCTTCAATATCACCGCTATTCTTACTATTTTTGCTAAGTTCTCTTACTTCACTTGATAGTTTTTCATTACTAGACTCTAGCTCTGAGTTTTTCATTTTAAACTTGTCACGAGACTCTATAGTGTCTTTGTGTGTGCCATCTATCTTGTTAAGTATTCCCTTTAGCTCCGACTTTATCTCATCCGAAATATCGTAACCATCTAACTTTGTTAGTGCTTGTTCCATTTGACTCATTGTTGTTTCCTTGTTTATCATCCGATAAAGATTTTAGTACTCATCCGAGTATTGATAGTATTATATAGTAAAATTTTAAGGAAAGTAAAGGTGTTGAAGTTTAAGGAAATATGTGTTACTTATTTAGCAATAGAAGATTAACCTTATCCTTAGCCAACAACTTCTTTCTAGATACATTCATAGCATCCTTAAAGGACATCTTCCCATCTTTCCATAGTTCATATCTCTTAGCACCTAAATACTCTCTTTGGTACTTATCATCAAACGATTTAAAGAATGTCTCAGGTGTTGAGCCTTTTGCTACTTGCTTGACTTCACCGACTTTAAACTTAGTTGATTTAGTTCCGTCTCTATGATTGACTTTTTTACCATTCCATTGAACTATATTCTTATCTGGATTCAACTTATCAAACTCACGAATTAAATCATTTTGAGGTATCCAAACACTTCTACAATTATAATGTGTCTTAGGTCTATACTTTGCCGCTGCTTGTTCTTTAGTAATATACCCATTATGTAAGAAACAATACTTAGATGTTCTGGTATCCATAACAGCACTGAATTTATACCCATCTATCTCATCTTCAAATTCTTTCCAACTCTCATTTTTAACCGCTTCGATATTCTCTAGCATAGAAGTACGGATTAAAGTATTAGCTTGATTTCTATAAGTGGCTCCGATAGTATTTCTAACATTTCTACCTATTTCTGCTATTCCTTGACCTTTATCAAAGCCATTAATAATAATACCTTGTACTTTAGCAGTAGAGGTACTGTTAAGATGTTTAAAATGTTTGTCTAATGTATGCCCTTGAATTAGCATATTTTTATTTGTGAGTCTTGCTTTGGCTTCCTTAGATATGTCTTTGAATTTAGTGAAAGCTTTGGCGGCTTGAGTAGTAACAAACCCATCAGCCATGATAGAACCCATTTTATCCCAAGTAGTACCAGCAATATCTCTCATATCTTCTATAACAGCTTCATCTAAATCTTCAAAGGCTAGACTCATCTCTTTATTAACAAGTGTTCTTATTTTCTTCTGATTAGTTGTATTAGCTATTCCAGCTAAGATATTCTTCTGAGCTTGTAGTAGATTTTCTTCTAATATCAAAGCACTATCAGGCTGGACTCTCTCTAGATATAATAGTGCCTTAGTTACTTCTTGTTCAAGATTCTGAGTCATCGTTACTCAACATACCGTCAGTTGCTATTTTCTCGCTCTCGGCTTCTTTATCGAAATCACTAGGTAATCTAAAAGTGCCACTTGCTATGATTGAATACATAGTTTCTATAGACATAGTTCCACTTACTACCATTGTATTTAGAGCTAAAGCTTCTTGAGCTGTCAAAGGTTGAGTCAATATATCCGCTTCAACACCAATACTTCCACCATCATCTAAGTTATACATCTTAGCAGCCATAAGTAGCATTAGCTCAGCAGTATCTACTAATGACCTAACATAAGTATTTAGTTTTGACTGTGATTGATTAGTGCTTACACCAACCTCAAAAGCTGTAGTGTTTCCATCGCTAGTAATTGCAGATAAAGCTATCTCTCTCATCTTGGTTTCTATTCTATCTAGTAGAGTAGAGTTTATCGCAACACCTCCGCCATCATAATCTAACCATTCAACAGTAGCATCTGTGTTAGTGGTAGCAACAGCCTTATTAGCACCTACTACCATTCCTTTTATCTCTTCCGCATCAAATCCGAACATCTTAAGCATTGGCACACTTGCTATATGAGCTGAGTGTCTAGAGTCTGTAAATATCTGATAATGAGCGATATTCAAATTAGCTAAATCTAAAAATGGTGGCATAGCACTAAAGTATTCTTTACCACCTAAGTTAAGAGCAACTAATGGTATAAAGTTTAAGCCAGTGCTTCCACTCTCAATCTTAACTTCGCCATTCTGTTGAACTTGCCATATCTCATAGCCACCAATAGTTAATATTCTATACTGGTCAATTGCTTCTTCTGCATAAGGATTATTAGCATCAGCTACCATAACTGACTCACGAATCTTAACCTGACTTAAAACTATCTGTCCACTTATAGTCTCTGTTTTCCAACTTGTGACATTCTCAGGCTGAATAATTGTATAGTATGGCTTGATCCCTTGAGCTATCTCATCGGCTTTACTTGTTACATTGTCACCTTTTGGAGTGTCTACTAATGCAAAACAAATCCCTTTTCTTAGTGCAGTGATAAATAGATTTTGGAGTAGCACATCAAAGTGATTACCTTGAGCATCTGCATTTTCTATACTTGGAAGTAGTTGTGAAGGAATATTATCACCGTAAACAATAGGGTTTTTAAAGATAAGCCCAGCGATACCTTCTAAGTTTGGGTTAAATGAGTCGAAGAAAGTTCCCTTAGCTAGTCTATTGTCATAGCTCTTAGTAGTCTCTCCATCCTCTTTAGGAAGATAAGCCTCTCCAGATGATTTAATCTTATACCCACCTGCTACAATGTCATCTATGAGCTTATAATGAGGAAGCTTATCGTTTAATATCGGTGATACATATTCTAGCATTAATAAGCCTTAGTTCTTTATTTTAGGCTTATTATAGCATTCTATTTATTATTTACAAAGGTGTTTATAATCTTTAATTGCATTATGCTGTAGACGATAATACAATTGTTCCAAACATTATAATTCCCAAAATCAATAACTTAACTGTTATTTGTATATATTCTTCTTTTGACACTTAATATCCCTTTATCTTAACCTCATTACCATAGTCTATAACTATAGTATCTGCACAAACAACCGTATTGCTTTTCAAATACTCAGCCATCATCTCTTCATCTGTTTTACCAATCGGAGTAGGCTTAGCTCTTGATTTTTCTTTAACAGCTTCTCTATGTGCTTTATTAATAGCTCTCGCTTTCTCTATAGCAACCTTAGAGACTTCTCTACGATTTACCTTGGTTCTGTATTCTTTAACCGCCTTTACCCCTAATTTTCGACCACACTTAACACCTCTCTGTAGCATCGTTTCTTTTCGCTTTAAATCAGCAGCTTTTAAGTCACTATCAAGATGCTTACAGGCTGTGCATGATGTTCTCTCTGCTGAGTGCTTCTGCAATACTTTTTTCTCGTCTCCGCAGTGTTTACAGATTCGATAAAATACTTTTGGTGGATTTTTCTCTTTACCTAAATGTCTGCATTTATTACATGACTTTAAGCCACCAGCAGAAGCTTGTTTTACTCTCTTACTATCTCCACAATGTTTACATATTCTAAAGTATCTAGTTGGTACTACCATTTTCATCTCCATTAAATCAAAATAAATATAATCTACTTTCTTTTTTCTTGACTTCCTGCTGCATTTCGTACACTTGCTAGTCTTTCTCTTTGCTGGAGATTCTCTAACACTTGGGCATGTAGGACAAAATAACCAGTATCGCTTATGCTCACCTATTTTCTTTCGATTCTTTCCCTGCATGTCAGCGGCTTGGATTTTGGCTCTACATTGCATGCACATTGTCCCTTTCTTTGGCTTATATGACACTTCTTTTGAATCTGAACATACAGAACAAACTCTTGTGTAGGTTCTATTCTTAATCGGCATCTTTAGACTCCCATTTGTTGTCTAGTCTTAATGGCCTTTTCATCTTCTCAACCTTTTAATTAGATTAGGAATTATAATGTTAATTTGCTTAAAGTTTACTTAAAATGTAGATATACTCTTTGCTTTTCTTCTTTTTGCTTTTCCGTTTTGCCACTTAGTTTTATTTTGTCTCCATGTCATCATCTTTATCAGCTTGTTTTCTATAATCATTATATCTTCTCAGTTACTTTTTTCTTTTCTAGCTCATTAACCATATAATTAAAAAATTCTATCATGCTCATTTCGTATCTATGAGAAATCTTTTTAAACCTTACTAAGTCTTTCTTCTCTACTCTTAACATCGCTGTATCTTTCTGCATTTTTCAATCCTTTTGTATATTTTGTATGCGATAATATACAACAATTAACATAAAAGTACTCCATCTTATATACATATATTAAATTATTAAATTATTGTATGCTTGACAAATAGATTTAAAGTGGGTACTATATATTTTATATATATAGTTTTTTTAAATTATTGTATACTTTTGATAATTTAACCTCTTAAATTATCGTAAATTATCGACCCTCTTTTTTAAATTATTAAATTATCACTTTTTAATAGTATATGCTATAATTGCTATGATTAATTCGTAGAGCTGTAGCATAAATCCTACACCCTACAGTTCTTCAAATTAATGGTGTAGGTAGTTTCGATTATGTTCTAGATGAGATAGTTTTGTCTATGCTCTAAAAATCGAACAATTCAGATATTCTAACCAGTGAATAAATCCCGATTATAAACATTGCTATTTCAATCATATTAAATCCTTTTGTTAATTGTATCTACTAATATTTTAAACTATACTATAAAATCAGAACTACTTAATGTAGATTTGCCATAGCTTGAATAGTGCCAAGTAGCATACGAGAAAGCATCAAATACATCATCAAAGTACTCGTGCTTCTTATTAGGCATACCATTATCATCAAAAACGTGCTTTTCAAGACTCTCTAGCAATCTTTTACACTTACTTGATACAAATACTCGCCTAGTCTTATCTGTAGAGCATACCATACTATTACAAGCATTAACTCTATCAATAACATTAGGATTCTTTGTTAAGTTTCTAACTGAATATCCGTATGACTTAATAATAGTAATATCGGTTTGACCACCACTACTAGATTTATTAGCTGCACCACTAGCATCGGTATGAAATAACTTCTTATGTCTTGGGTATCTTCTTTGTATTGCTTCCATTAAGTCATTAGTATTAAACGACCCAAAGAACTCATCTACGGCATGAAGTTCATCGCCACGACTAACAAACACTATACATGGCATTAAGTTTATGTTGAAGTCAATTCCAAATATAAGAGTATCGTGTATTGTAGGTACTTCTTTAGTTGAGTTAAGCTCTCTATCGAAATTAGGAACTACTAAGCCGTCAAAGCTCTCAAAACTAGCTAAATACTCTTGTCTAAAAGTTCTATCGTCTAAATCATTCATAGCAGATTGTATTTCACTACCAGGAACATATCCACCATCAATAGTAGTGAATTGCCACGACTCCCAGTCATCATTAGTCTTAGCTTGATTGTATAAATCATAGAAGTAATTTCTACCCATCGGTGAACTAATAAATAAAGCCCATCCTTGCTGGTCTGATAGAGCTGGTCTTAATACCTTTTGCCATACATTCTCTGGGTCTCTCATGGTAGCGAACTCATCCATTACGACACCGCTTAGCGAAACACCCCTCATAGTATCAGGTCTATCAGCACCTTTTAGCATTATTCTAGCACCGTTTAGTAAAGTAACTTCTAATCTTGACTCATTAATTACTTTAGCTAGTTTATTTCTAACTTTACTTTTAAGTATTTCCCATAAAATCTGTCTAGCTTGTGCAAATGTAGGAGCGACAAAGAAATAGATAGCATCCTTTTTGGCTATAGCGGCTGTTATTATTATGAATGTAGCAAGATATGATTTTCCAAATCTTCTACCACATCCTGCAACTTTAAATCTAGCATTTGAGTGAAAAATAGAGTGTTGTTTTTCTTTTAAGTGTTTCTTTGAGTTAAATTTTACTAGTGTTTGACTACTCAATCTCAACCTCTATAATAGTATCACCCTTAGCTGGTTCTACTGATACAGTATTGAATCTACTATTAACACCTAAAGTGATAGATGCTTTGTCAATAGTATTCATAGCCTTCTCATAGTGTTCAGGTTGCATATCATGTTCAATAACATTAGCCATTGATACACCCATTCCTTGACCTTCTGTTACTACTTTTTGTGCCTTACCTTTTTCTACTAGTTTAGCAATCCCACTTATTATATTATTAGTAACTTCATGTATATTTTTGACATTTTGATGCTTGTATTCCATGCTGTCTAAATTGTATTTAACTGCTTGATTTATTGCGATATTGTCAATCGCACTTAATTCGCACTTTTTGGCATTTTCTAAAGTCGTTTGAGCTTCGACTATATGGGCGTTTTCTTTACCTATTCCATCGCATATTTTACGAACCATACTCTCACTGATTTTGTATGTTTTTGCTAGTTGAATATTGGTATAAATGCCGGTCTTAAATTTCGCAATAATGTTAGCTTTTTGTCTGTCTGAAAGTTTAGCCATTAGAATAAAGTTCCTTGTGATTCGTGGTGTGTTGGAGCTGCTTTAGCTTTCATCTTCTTAGATATCTTAGGTATATCATCTTTTCTATCAAACATCGCTTCCCTTATAAATGCACTTATAGACATATCGTGTCTTATACATAAAATGCCTATCTCAAAATATTGCTCAAGTGGTATTAGTGTGATTATTTTCTTAGTGGATTTTCCAAACTCATCCAATTGCCATTCGTACATATCACGAAATTCATGCTCTTTTAAAGCCTTAATGCCTTTTGGTGATGTAGGAAGTGGTTTGGATGGTGGTTTAGCCATTCTTTAGCTTTTCCTCACATACTTTCCCCCAACCCACCATGATAAGATTAAACTTATCTATAGTATGTGGATGTTCAATAGGAGGCTCACCTTTGATTATGATATGATTGCCACGTTTCCAAGTATGGATAGTGTTTGTGCTTATTTTCAGATACCTGCTTAATGCAGAGATTGAAGTCGGATTATATATTCTCTTTAGTCGTTTTTCTTTTTTCATGCAGTAATAGTATCACATATTTACTTAAATAACAAATAGCATAACACAGATGTTACTATAGAGACACTGGCAGGCACTACAATATAATTGTACTCACCCATCAGATAGCGAGATCTATATTTGCATAATGAGTGCTTTAAGTTATTCAGTTCATGCTTTAGCATTTGATCCCTTTCATTTTATAAGAGTGTAAAACAACCAATAGAAACCAGCTCTATGGATGTTTATAGCTCGTACTTTCTAGAAGCCTTCTCTATTGCGTCATAAACAACTCTATCTGTAGCTTTATACATAGAAGATAGTATTTCTTTTCTACTTGTTTCCCAAATCCTGTTAATATCATCAGGGTCAACTATACCAATATTCCTTAAAGTCTTAACTACCAACTTTTTTATTATCTTCTTTGATTTCATTTCTGCTCCTTAGTATTTGCTCATGATACAATGACCATGACTCATCTTATAATCTTCTAAAAATCATGTTTATTCATTACTTATCTTTTGTTTATTGTTTCTCACACCATACTTTGGCAGCTTCCCAAGTCATTGGTTTATCACTTGATTTACCCCAAACAAGGTTACCATTTTCATCTGTTCTAACACACCTGACATAAAACTCAACTGTCTTATTGCCGTAGTGGGAGCCGCCATACTTAAAGTAAACACCCCAAGCACTCTTAGAATCTGAAACATTTGACGAAGAAGACCAATAAAAACTAGGAGTAAATCCCTCCATACTTGTAGCAGGGTCATATTTTTCATAATCTACCGTACTGAGTAACTCCTTTATGTTTGGCATTCTCCAAGAGATTCTATCTTTCTTTACTAAATCGTATGTTATTCCATCTATTGTTATTTCCCTCATTGTTTGTTCTTCGCTACTAAGTACGTCATCTTCAATCATTAATGCTTCTTGCCAAGTTCTTTTACTCATTCTAGCTCATCTTTATAATATCTAGCAATTTCAGCTATTTCATCTTCAGATAAAGTTTCAATAAGTGCATCAGTTCCGATTTCGTCATGTATGGATTGTAACATCCACTGCATATCTTTTCTATTGGTATTAAAATCTACAACTAAAAGTCTAGCTGAAGATGTTGAAATTGTTACCACTGTGTCGCATAATACTATTTCTATATTCACTTTCTCAACCTTTAAATATTGCTGTAACTATAATTGTTGAAATAATAGCCCAAATAATAAACATTAATGTCACTTTCTCAACCTTCTGAGTTCTTTTTCACAAGCGACTCTTATCGCTCTTGCTTCGTAAAAGCCAGATGCAACATCTAAGGCATACTGAGCATCTTTAATTGAACGACCCTTATACTTATCTAATATCTTCGCTTCTAAGTGGCTAGGCATCTTGCAAGCCTATCAAAGTTAAAGCAGTAAGTTCCGTGTGGATGTCATATAACATAGCTTCATACTTTTCTAGTTCTTTAACTCTAGCATCTTTAGCTATTATTGACTCCCTTAGTTGTTTTAAAACATCACTTATTTCTAAACTTACATCTGTCTGAACTGGTGGTGTTATTTCGCCTGCTGTATATTTACCATCTATTAACTCCATTTTATTTCCTTGATTATTATTATATATTTTTTATCTCTATTTAGCTTATTGCTAAAAACTGCTCTCTTTAAGATATCAAACATCTCGCTAAAGCTATTAATAGTAAATTCCAATGTATTAAGCTTGATAGTCTCTGTAATTTTAAAATCCATGTATCCTCCTCTTTCAAGTGATATAGTATCTTCTATTTACTTAAATCTTTCTTGTAATGTATATTCTGTCTATAATAATCTTCATCATAGACGAAGGCTTCACCACCAGCATCTTTTATTTTCTGTGCTAACTTATAAGCTGCATCTTTGTCAGTCTTAGTTATGCCATCAGCCGTTGCTACTATATATAGGGGCATTACTCAATATCCTTGAGCTTTGCATTTTCAACTAGCTTACGAACTATCTCTTTATTTGTGATATTCGTTTCGTGCTTGTGCTTATAAGCTATTTTTAGTGCTGCTAATCTATCACTTGTTGGAGTTGGTATCTCGATTCTCTCACCGCCATCTGTTTCAACTGTTTTCATTTTGTTCCTTGTATCTTCTGTATTTGTCGCTCTTTACACAATTTCTACAGTCGGCATTGCACCGACTGTTTCTACAATCTCAGAAAGGGAGTTCTTCCTCTTCAATGTCTATCGGAGCTGTCTCAA